TTTCTATGAGCTCCGGGTTAAGGTCAGGCGCCGTATCGTCGTACTCGTCCATCTCCTCGTGATATCGGAAGTTCAGTGACTCCAATTCCTTTACCATAGCGGAGTTCGTAGAAATCTCGCCTGTGAGTGCCTTTATGACCGTCTGCTTTATAAGCTCGGCATACTTTTCCTGGCACTCATTGATGAGTTCTTTTTTATTATCTTCTGCCATATTCGTTATTTAATTGGTTAAACAATAGCAGGAGATGGCTAATGGCCACCTCCAGTTTTAGCTTGGTCCTCATCTAGACCATAATCCAGATCCTTATCGTATACACCGAACAGTCTCAAGGTACTGCTGTCAATCTCCGTCTTCCCGACAATATACCGCTGCGTCATCTGGATATTAGGCTTACCGTTACTAGTATGCCCCATCATGACGGCAATCTGTTCCAATGGTACGCCTTTCTTGGAGAGATTCGTGGCGAACGAACGTCTGCCGGTGTGTGAAGAGATGAAGAGGTACTTCTTTCCGGTCTCTTCCTTACCTGCATGGAACACCTTCGTGTTCTCGTCAATTCCGCAATCACGGCAGATATCACGAAGGGTTCTATTGAAGGTCATCTCGCTGATTTCACCAGGAAGGGGCTCAACGCCCGTGCCGCATACCAGAAACGGACGGAGCTTCTTGTGAAGAGGGACTCTTACTTCCGTCTTGGTCTTCTGTGCCACATACACAAGAAAATACCCGGTATCATCGATGTTCTCAGGAGTTATCCTCTGACAATCGCTGTAGCGTGCTCCACAGAGGCATTCCATGAGGAACATGCGCTGGACATATCTCCTAGTCTGTCCCCTCGGATTGTAATTGATGATTCTATCTATCTCCTCATCAGAGAGATAGACGGACTGGACAGGAACAGCCTTCGTTCTGAGTATCTTCCCGAACGTCGGGCTGTTTATCTCCTTCGTCGCGTCATTCTCACGTATCACTGCCTTGATGGTGGCGCATACGGTCTTTGCGGAGTTTGGAGCATAGTTCTCCTTGATCTTCTCAAAGAGGTCTCGGAGGTTGTCGTCAGTGATGTCTTCCCACAGTGGCTTATGCCCCAACAGCTCCTCGAACATTCGCACGACCTTGATGTACTTTGGATACTTCCAGATATATGCTCCGTAGAAGGTGTTATGCCTCCATGCGTTGTCGTGATAGTTGGCGAACCATCCCTGCTTGATAGCGAGCTTGTACTTCTCCTGCTGAACGGGACTCAACAGTCGTTCCCAGTCTCTTGTCTTGATTCTTAATTCTTCTGTCATAATTCTAATATTTTGGTTACTAGTGGCAAAGATACAGAAAGTTTATAAAATAAACCATCATCTTTGCCGTTTTTAACGCTAAATTAACTTTCGAGCTCGTTGTTTAGCTCGTAGGCAATACTGGCGAGCGACTCGAAATCCATCTCAAAATCCATAGGGGATACCCTCTTCACCACTCTTTTGTAGCTCATCATACGTAGAGTGATAGTCGGGATAGCGGTATCCTCGCCGTTAGTTTCAATGATGACAGCTTCGAAAAGCCCGTCGCTGCACTCAACTGGACGTTTCAGCTCTTTGCTGAGGATTCCGTGCTCTCTCATTATCTCACGGATGGTGCATGCAAGTTCCATCTTTGCCGTTGAACGCAACTCATCAATCTTGTCTTTCAATACTTTTCTATTCATAATCTTAATATTTTGGTTTGACTTGATGCCCGCCATTCCTGGCAGGCTTGTTTGGCTTACTGGTTCTCTACGATGTGATTGGCAATCTCAGCCTCAATGTGTTCCTTGAACCATCTGCACGCAGCATCAAGCTTCCATCTGAGGTCGTCATCGTGGATATAGCTCGTCATTGTGCGGGCATTCTCGATATCCTGTAGCATCCCACACACTCCATAGTGATACTTCTCGTCCTCATAGAGCTTGTAGTCAAGCTTTCGAACTAAAGTACATTCATCCTCGGTTACATCGAACGTATCTCCGTCCTCGCCCTTGAGTGATATTCGGTCTCCTGATATATCATCTACGGTGCATATCTTGAAATTCTCGTACCACTTATCGAAATCATCAGGCTCTGGATTGTTCCACATAACCTTGTCGCCAAGCGTTACGCTGTTTCCGTTAACGTCCGAGAACTCTCCCTTCCAGTTGATCCCATTGCCCTCGTACTCATCGATAAGACCTAGCCAGTCATCATCGGTTGCCTTGTCCAAGCTATCGAGGTCTTCCTTTGGAGTCTTACTGTGTCTGCGGAAGCAGTTTATTGTGTCCAATGTCTCACCTGGGTAATCATTCTCGGATGCGAATCTCTTTACTCTTTCAATATCAGTCATATTCATAAATTTTAATTGGTTAATACTGGGAGCGTGAAACAATAATGTTCCACGCATTGTTCGGCTTAAACCGGCAGAGACACGATGTATTCTTTCTTTTTCTTTCGTGTTCTGCCCGTGACGGAATATCCGCAGATGTTTCTCAGGGAGAGTGCGGCTTCCGTAAGAAAAGGCTCGTTGACAAAGATTATCGGTCTCATCATCTTGTTCCGTACCATCAGCTGATAGTCGATGAAGTCGAATGGATCGTCGGGATCTTCCGCCTTCTTCTCCCAGATGCTTACGTCCAGCATTTCGATGAAGTCTCCCTCTGGTGGATTCTCCATGTCGAGAAATCTCTTCGGAACAAGCAAAATTGTTTCCTTTGGTTCATGTGTCATAAAGAAATCTGAAACAACGCTACAGAATATGTTCAGATTGAACACCTTCGGCTTCAAGCCCTTTGCCTTCAAGATCTCATTAACGTTAACGATTCTTGCTACTGCCATAATTCACAAAATTTTAAATGGTTAGACATAGTACCCCGTCATTCCTGACGAGGATTTTGGCTAGTGTGCAAGGAATCCTATCGCCTGACCTTTCCCAATAGACCAGCATAGTCTGTCTTCCTTCAGACACTCTGTACAGTTGCCGGTACATAGAAGTGTTCCTTCCGGAGCAGACGTTCCGCTCTCGAAGATAGGATGCGCTTCCGGAAATCCGTGACGGTTGTCCATATTTAGACCAAGCCATCCGCTGAAGAGGATATGCATGTTCTCTGGAATGACGTTGCCCTCATCAAGGTACTCGTTGCACACGTCGAACATCTTGGTGAACGCCAGGAACTTGGTATCCTGATGCTTGCGTGCAATCTCGCACATCTTGTCAAGATACCATTTATTCTGGATATCACCGCCAATGTGGAATCGGAACGCGCGAGGGAATCTGTAGTCGAGATACCCGTCAATCTCCTTGAAGTATCGCTCAGGATCCTCGTGGTAGATTGCAGAGTTGATGGCTCTCGTCTTGATAACTTCCTTGTAGATCATGTCGTTGCGTAGGTCATAGCAACTCTTCGAGCATGCAGCGCAATTGCCGCAGTCCATGACCGGGATAAGCGATACAGATGGGATTGCTCCCAACTTGTTGTTGCCCTCACTGATCTTGACGTGCAGGTTCTCTACGTTCTCTAATGCATTCTCGTAAGCTGCCTGTGCCTTAGACAGACGGTTTTTCATACCTTCCTTGTTTAATGTCCAGTAATTTCTACTCATAATTCTAATTAAATTGGTTAAACTTGGGGTACAAAAAACCGGCGTGTCTCACGACAGGCCGGCTTGAACCATTTAAACAAAATCTAGTTATGATAAGTAGTCAGCCGCTGTTAACGACTGACATGTTTGGCTAATCTTCATCTACTTTTACATTGTAGTGAAATCTTACAGTAAGGTAAGATGTACCTAGAAAGAATGTATAGATTAAAGGCTCTGCCTGGCTTTCGTCGAGGTACTGCATTGTCTGGTACTCAGATATATGCGTTTTATTATCGCCTGTTAGACGCTTTACTATTTTATTACCCCATTCAGTTACATTGCCATTATGCATCTTCTTGAAAGAAATATAGTTCCCTCTACTTTCTGTCATCGTAGGTATGCCTCCGACAAATCCCAAGGAGAACTTATTGCTAAGATATTGCGAATCGTCAAAGATCGCATCGAGAAGTGATTCCTCAACGACATTCTTTCCATCAATAGGAGCCTTCACATACTTTCTTGTGTCTACATTAATCTCTTTCATAATTCTTCATTTTATTGGTTAGACATAGAATCGGTTACCGAATCAGTAACCGACTTTTGGCTAGAATGGCTCTCGGCTTGCGCCTTACTCTAAAAGTTTGATCTAGAGAGCTTAGATTGAAGGATTACCTCCAGTAGTAACTGGAGGAGATCCTTCGTTGAAGAAGCTCTTGTGAATTCTTGCCGGGCCACCATACTACAGGCTGCGAACCTTACGTCTTACTGATGATTACTTGTTCTCGCTCTTGGCTTTCTTCCATTCAAGAATCTTGCCCTGGACGCTGATATTATTGTCCTTGATAAGCTGCTTGAGGATACCAAGCATTCTCCAACCCTCTTCATCGTAGAGCTTGGCTTTAGACTCAAGCTCCTTCAGGGAGTTGGTTTCTGACATCTTGCGTCCGTTCTTCAGGAATCTTGCTCCGTGGAACATAATGAGGTTTCTCATCGTGTAGTAGGAACCAGAACCCTTGTAGGCATTGATGAAAGCATCAGCCTGCTTGGTATCCCATGCGAGATGCTTGCGCTTCTTGTTGAACTCGTGAACGGCATCGTAGAGCTCCTTGTAGGTAGGAACAGCGCCCATCTTGTTGGCAAGGTCACTGAGAGGAGTATATACCTTTCTCTCCAAGTCAGCGACGAAGATGTTCTCGTTCTGAAGACGAATATAAGGATTACCCTTGCAGGTATGCTTGTAAGTCTTCTTCACGTTTCCGTACTTGTCTTTCTTGACAGTGTAGATACACTTGTCGTCAATATAGCTGCGAAGCTTGTTAATATAGTCAATAACCATATCGTGTGCTACGAAGCCGTTGAACCAGCGATTTCTCGCCTTGGTGTTCTCGAAGTCCTTGTGGTCGCACATCTTCATCTGAGCATAGAGCTCATTCTCCAACATGCGCCACTGGTACTCGTATCCCTTGCGCTGCAACACCTCGTTGAATGACAGATAATTCTTATCCATATCTCTCAACATGTGGAACATCTGGCTCATTACCCATCGACGGAAGAGCTTCCAGTTACTTACGTATCCACCCTCGACAATCTGCTTGCCTACCGCATCGATAGTCGCATCGTCCATATCAACAGGAACCGCTGCGCCATTCTCAATCTTGATAAGCTGCTCGTCACCGAGAGGGAAGTACTTGCTCACGTCAACACCTGCTGCCTTCAGAGCTTCAAGACGCATCTGTGCCTTGGTTTTCTTACCGGTAGCTGCTGTAGCCTCTACATTGTTAGTTACGATGTTCAAGTTCTCACCTGTGATTGTTACAATCTGCTTCATAATTCTAATAATTTAAATTGGTTATACTAAAAATTTATTTAACTCTAGTGGATGAGGCTTACGCCCCACCCTTGTTTGGCTCAATCCAGTCTCTGAGGATAATCAGGTCCTTGTCGTTCTTGGAACACCAGAACCATGTTCCCCATGAGTTGTCCCACCAGAGGTTGCCTCTGAGTAGCTGAATCAGTACGTACAGCTCCAGCTTGCATCTCGCCACTTCACGTCGCTCTCCGTACATCATATCTTCGTCTGAGAGCTCTTTCTCAGGTAAAGCCTTGAAGTAGTAGTGGCGATGTGATTCAGAGCGCTCAGACGGTACAGAATGCTTGTACGCTGCATATCTCTGCTCGATTCCTACAAACACTACCTCAGGTGTAAGGTAAGGCGTGTCCTTAGGCTTGTCTTCCTCGGACATCACTACCTTTCCATTCACTCTACATGTTCTCTTCTGGAAGTTGATGGTGAACTTTGCACCATTCTCAACTGCATTAATAATCTCGTCGTATGTCATAATTCTATTGTATTGGTTAATAGGGATAGTGCTTATTCTAGCACTATCAAATTGGCTTCTTCGAGTTCATCCTTACTCAGTACATCTTCGTCTTCTCCGATGTGGATATAGAATTTATCTCCGTTCGCCCACTCCATTGCACGCATATACAACCAGTGAGCCTCCTCGATAGAGAATCCGTCTGCGCTCACAGAGTCCAGCATCTCGCCCATGCAAACTTCGGATTCCCAGTACTCTTTCTTGATTTCCTCAAGCTTCTTAAGTAATTTACTGTTCATAATTCTAAAATATTGGTTAATAGGAGTGCGCTCAGAGAATCTGTTGCGTAACTATAAGGTCTTGATAAATACTGTATCTAAGTCCTGAGACTCCTGGATATAATCCAGTGATTCTCAGGATGATTGATACCGTATTGTACAATCTATTCTCCTTGCGCACCATTCGGCTCGCAATGACCTAGACTTATCTCATGTATTATGTTGCATAGATATATGTTCTTGATTCGATCCCGTGTTTGGATACCTGCGCCTGCGGTGATAACGGCAGGCGCAGGTATACCACTCACGTGATATTAAACCTCATACTCTTGATAAGTCGTGATGCAATTCACTTTGGTTGTTTGTAGGTACACTCATAGGGCTGTTGCCTTGCTATAGGCTGATGATTTAACCCGCTTGCCGATACGCGAGATTGCTGGTATTACCAGACATATCGCGTTGATACAAGGCGGGTTGAATAAACCGATACCTCCTCGTGTACCTCGTTTGGCAATAACGTTGTCTTTATCTGAGAGCGTGGCACGTAGCTGTAACAGCTTGATTCGAGGGCTGTTGTAAGCCGCCGGATGGCGCTGGAAGTTCTTCCAGTAGAAGCCGGCGGCATGGAAACAGACACTCATAAATTTTCTCTCCTCTAAAGACTACCCTCGTGCTTGGGTGATTCCCTGACCGATGGCTCGGCACAATACTTTATGTTTCTGATTTGACACAGGATTCGCCAGAATAGATGATCCAGGAGTCGTAAGTAGTATACGACGACTCCAGGATCAGCTACTCTGGTTAAGAGACCTGTTTCATAAACTTTTGCCATCCGTCAGGGAGTGGTGGTGTGCGCCACCGGTGGAAGTCATACGGATTGGCACATTTCTGTACTTCGTTGATGAGCTACGCCTTGTGCGTCATACGAGGGGCCCGGGGCGTCTCAAGTTGCAAACTTGGACACTCGGTCCCCTCAGATGATGTTATAGAGGCGTCGCCTAAATCAGTCCGTCCTTCTCCCACGTCCGTGTGCTCGGTTACAGAGTCTGCCGGTCAGAAGATACTGCGCATAGCTATATCAGCTTGATAGTATCCGGTTTAGGACGAACAGAGGACCATCCCTAGGTAGGGGATGGTCCCTGTACTCCGCAACCGGATGTTTAAAACCTTGTGTCTTCATTCCGGCAAAATCCTTGCGCTAGGATGCTAAACTACAGGGTATTCACCAATGTATTGTACGCTGCCCTGCTCGTTCGCAAGGCATTCTGGGCACAACCTATCGATAGATACCCCTTGATTTCGCTCTCTGTCTTACCCCTGTTGGCTTTCACGTTCCTGCCACGGCCTCGGTCTATACAACCTACAGCCTGAGTCTTCACGTAGCCAAGTCCACCGACCTTCTTCTTGCCTGTCTTGACCGCACGGATGCAGTCCATGACGAAGGTGTTGAGCTTGTCGATGTCCTCTTTCACGTTTATGACCGGAAGAACCTGAGTAGCCCAGGAATAATCGCAGTACCCCTTGTAGAGATATCTGTTCACTGAATTTATGGCTTTCGTCATCGTGGTGTCACGCTTCTTTATCGTCCTCTTCTCAATCTCCTTCTGGAAGGTCTTGATACGTGTGGACGACAGAGAGATATTGTGACCCTTGATGGAATACCCGAGGAACTTGAACCAGTGATTAGCGTCAAGATACTCAACTTTCTTAGGGTTGAGCGTCATCTGCATCATCTCCAGCTCACTCTTCATGATATCCATGGCTTTCTCATAGTCTTCACCTACGAACAGCGTATCGTCAGAATAGCGGACGTAATATCCGTTAAGCTTAGACAGCTTGTCATCAAGATGATAGAGAATGACGTCAGCCAGCCATGCAGCAACAGAACATCCCTGCTTGAGGGACTGATACTTCTCACAGAGTTTGTTGTCCTCATCGAAATAGATATCCGTATGATAGTAGTCACGAATGACATCTATCAGTGCAGATCTTCCAAACTTCTCCTCTACTTTGTCAAATGCCCAATCAATGAATCGAATAGGCACGGAATCAAAGTACTTGGAGAAGTCACCTTTCCATCCGATGATTTTACCCTCTGCCGAGTATATTATCCGAGACACATCTTGCACCACACGACCGCAGCCGATACCCTTCTGGTACGACGTACAGCGTGGATGCACCATCTCCGGCATCAGTTCAAACAAGAGGTCGTTTGCTATACTCAACAGGATTCTGTCTACAGGTTCATTCACGTAGACAGTACGGAAATCTCCGTTGTCTTTCGGAATCTTTGCTGTATGCGGCGGCATTATCTTGTAATTGCCGCTCTTGATCCTCTGATACATAGCCAGACGAGCCTCTGGTATTGTAAGCTGATACATAACTGCTTTGTTCATGTCCTTGAATAAGCCTTTCTCGATAGCGTACTGCCATCTGGCTTTCTCGAAGAACATTTCTAGGATTCTGTCTTCATTCATAATTCTTGTGTTTTGGTTATTGGTAGGGAGATTACTCTCCCCATTTGGCTAGTCGATGTGCTGATAAACATCTCCTCCCTGCTCTTTTTCGTTGTCAGCATAAAACTCCTGATTAGAATCAAGCTCTATTCCTTCGTTTACAAAATTGCTGGAATCGAGAACGATGACAGAATCATTGTAGGCTGTTTGTACTTGTTCAAGCGCATCTTTCTCACTCTTGGCATCGACGCTGACAATCTTGTTTAAAGTCTCTGTGACTGATACGTAATATCTCTTCATAATTCTTAAAATTTGGTTAATATTGTTCCGTGTCGGGTCTCGAACCCGATGTGCGCCTGGTCGCTCACGGATGATAGATGTTAGAGTCTCTTGAGAGCAGCTTCGATGCCTGCGACTTCTTTGTCCTCAATCTTCGATATTTCTTGTAATATCTCGTCCAAGTGAGTAACAAAACTAAGTGCATCTACTACGCGACCAACCTTCACATTAAGGTCACCAGCATATAGGTCGCATATACCAAACTCTTGCAACAAATAGTAAATGGTGCCACTCTTTAGCGCAAGAAGATTGCATTTAACACAACTTATTTGCACGGTAATAACGCAGAAGGTAATACCACGGCGAGGGATGAAGATTTCTGTCATGTCAAGCTCAATGAGCTTATCGCATATAGCTTTCGCCAGTTCCTCGCACTTTTTTTTCAGTTCTTGAGACTTGTGTGCGTAATCGTCA